GTATATTTTTTTGATAAATGACTAATATACTCATTTATAAAAGTAGTATTATCTGTATTTTGATTTTCCATAATAAACTCTCAAACAATTAAATTAAAAAGTGCCGCCATCTATGTTAGCAAATGACGGTGCTGAACCAGAACCACCAGACGTTAATACTTGCCCTGCGGTTCCCGCAGCAGTTACGCCTAAAGCACTAGTTCCGTTACCAAAAATAACACCGTTTGCAGTAAAAGTACTTGCACCAGTACCACCATCTGCAACTGTGATATCGGTAATACCAGTAATAGAACCACCAGTAATAGCAACACTAGAAGATTCAAGATTTGCAAGAAGAGTACCGACAGTAATAGTTAAATTGCCAGTTGAAGCACCAGTAAATGTACCAGTACCTACAATAAACTTATCTTCTGATTCATCAAATCCCATGAAAGCATTGTTAGAAGTACCACGTTCAATAATAATACCAGCATCACTTGATGGAGATCCGGTAACTCCGTTACCCAATTCAAGCAGAAGATCAGATACTACGGTGTTAGTAGTTGCTACTGTAGTAGTTGTACCATTGACAGTAAGGTTACCAGAAACAACTAAGTTTCTTGTAACAGACAAATCTTGACCAATAGTTACGTCATCTGGCAGACCAATTTGAACTTGACCGGCTGTAATAGCAGTGTTGATTTCATTTGCTGTACCAGCTACAGTCAGTGTACTGCCGCCAGCGATTACAGCTGGTGATCCACTTCCGCCAGCAATAGTAAATGAAGTTGCAATATTTTCTGTTGTTACTGAAGTTACCAAACCTTTTGCGTTTACTGTAATAACAGGTACTGCTGTAGTTGAACCAAATGTTCCAACGTTTGAGTTAACAGTTGCTAATGTACCTGTACCAGTAACGTTAGCTGAACCGTCAAAACTTCCACTAGTATAAGCTAAATCACCAGTGATAGCAACTGTTCTAGCAGTAGTCAATGTTGCAGCAGAACCAGTTGTATTCTGATTACCAGTTTCATTGACACCTGGCAAGTTAATGGCCGCTGAACCATTAAAAGAAACACCACCAATATTTCTGGCAGTTGTTAAAGTGGCTGCTGATCCAGTTGTATTCTGGTTACCAGTAGTGTTAACACCTGGTAAATCAATGTTTGCTGAACCATCAAAACTTACACCACCGATTGTTCTGGCAGTTGTTAAAGTGGCTGCTGATCCTGTAGTGTTTTGATTGCCACCGGTGTTAACACCTGGCAGATCAATGTTTGCTGAACCATTAAAGGAAACACCACCAATATTTCTAGCGGTTGTTAAAGTGGCTGCTGATCCAGTTGTATTCTGGTTACCAGTTTCATTGACACCTGGCAAGTTAATGTTTGCTGAACCATCAAAAGAAACACCACCGATTGTTCTAGCAGTAGTCAGTGCTGCTGCTGTGGTTGCCGTAGACGCATTACCTGTTAAAGCCGCAGTAATTGTTCCTGCTGCAAAATTGCCTGAAGCATCACGCTTTACAAGTTTGGAAGCAGTATTAGCATTAGTTGCGCCATCAACAACATCAGTATAAAATTTACCACCAATAGCATGAATAACTGCTGAGTTATCGTTGTTTACTGACTCAATATATAGTTTAGCACCTACACCGTCATTTGCCTTATCTTGTGCATATGCTAATTCTGCTACAGCTAAGTCATCGGTATCCGGTGCTGTTATTGCGGTTGAACGTTTGATCTGAATAATTGTAGACATTGCATTTCCTCTGTTGGTTATAAATTATTATTATTTTTAATACGTTCCACCATCTACGTTGCCAGTTATTGCGGTTAATGCTGTAGGAACCCATTTTTGTAATGTTATGTCATACACTAATGTATCTCCATCTTCTAGAATCGCAGTAGGATCTACATTCGCTAAATTTTCTAACTTTGCATTAGTTAAGGCTTGAGATCCAGGTGTTCTAGTAATAGTTGTTATTCTAGTAGATGCAGAAGGTACGCTTACTTTGGTAACGACAGATGCAGCAGGCACGTTTACATTGATAGCCATTATCTGGTTGCCTCAGGCGTTACAGTTATGATTCCCTCCAACACTCTTAAAGTTTCAACATTGTTTACAATTTCTACATCATATACATATCTGCCTGCTTTTAAAGCACTAGTTTGTGTTGCCGTCAGCGAAATTGTAATTTCACCTTCTAGATTATCTTTAGCGACAGTAAATGCAGTATAAGTATTAGTATAATAACTTTTTCTTAAATGTGCAGAACCCGTGTAACTAGTCAAATCTTTGGCTGTACCATCCACGTTTGTTATGTTAAATATAAAAGAAAATGTTGTTCCTTGATCTATAACTATATTTTGTATTGCAGCCATTTACAAGTATCCTTTATTGATACATTATTTATAAAAAATAAATTCTTAATATGAATACAATTTTAACATTAAAATATGGAAACAAATATACATCTGCGGATGTAAATAGAATATACGATGCCACAGGTGGTAAATATAACTATGTTTGTGTAACGGATAACCCCGCTGGTTTATACCCTGATATTTATACAATACCAACTGATACTGAAATAGAAGGTCACTGGGAAAAGATAAAATTATTTAAATTAAACAATCTCGGCAAAATACTCTATCTAGATTTAGATGTAAGAATACAAAATAATTTAGATCATTTATTTGAAATGTTTGACACTACTCCGATTATTTGTTATACTTATTGGAAAGATAAGAATTTTCCTTATCATAAAGACAAAAGATGGTCTTATAATTATCTAAGTAATTTTAATTCCAGTGTAATGTTGTGGGAAGATGCTAGACATATATATGATTATTGGGAAAAGAATCAAGACTATTACATGGTTAAATACGCAGGTGATGATAGATTTTTGTACCATGAAAACTTTACATTTGAACATTTTCCTGAGAACGAGATATATTCATTTAAGTTTTCAGGTAATAAATACAAACCTGAATACACGATAGCATTATTAAACGGGCAAGCTGACTTCCCGGATATTGAGAAAGAATATGAGCATGAACTTTGTATGCATCAAGTGGGGTAGTAAGTACTCCGCTGACTATGTGAATAATCTTTATAATATGATTGAGAAAAATTATACAAAAGAATTTACTTTCACCTGTTATACAGATGATGATGAAGGTATTCTAGCAGACTGTTTTCCTATTCCCGATGATGGTGTACTGCACCCTGATCATTGGTTCGGTAAAGAATTGTATTGTTGGGACCGAGCAAAGTTTCTTGTGTTCAACTCGCATAAATGGCTTGGATATGAAGGCAAGTGGTGTTACTTTGATTTAGATGTTATCATTCAAAACAATATTGATGACATAGATAAACTTGCAGAAAAGCCAAGAATTGCACATTCCAATTGGCAAAACCCCAAACAAAAACACGAAAGATTGTTTATAGATATGAGAGGCACTTTCTTTAACTCAAGCATGATGTTATGGAATTCTGATCAGTGTCAAAAAATATATGAAGAAGTTTTGTTTGATGATGAAATGGTGTTCAAAACATTCTACAAAGGCAGTGACAACTACCACTATTGGAGACAAAAAGACTTTTGGTCTAACATTCCTTTTGACTGGTTGTATTCATATAATAGGGGCATGAAATTTCCAAATGATTTAGAACTATTTAAATACAGACCCGATGCTAAAGTTTGTATATTTAATATTGATAATACACCACATCCTGACGCAAAGAAACAAATAAAACTTAAAGACTTAAAAGACAAAGACTTATTGAGGTTATGGAGATGCGTGTAAATTATGTTTGCTGTAAGTGGGGAACTAAGTATGGTCCTCATTTTGTAAATAAATTGAAGAACATGGCAAAGCGTCATACTGATTCTGAGAAGTTTGACTTTCACTTCTATTGCTACACGGAACACCCTGAGGGTCTTGATGAAGAGATTAAAGTAATTGACTTTCCTGACATTGATAGTATTCATCCTAAGTATTGGTTTGGTAGTGATAATTTTAAATACGGTATGGCTCGTTGTTGGGATCGCCCTAAGACTTTTGTTTTTAATACTCATAATTTTGCTGATGATAATCCTACTGGAAGATTTGTATTTCTGGACCTTGATGTTATTATTCAAAATGACATGGGTCCTATCATTACATACGATTTAGATCGTCCAACTAAACTAAAAAGTTGGTGGCAAGATCCCCGTCCAATGAAAACTAGACAGTTTAAACTTGCACATGGCGCTTATACTAATGGTAGCTGTCAAGTGTGGAGTGACGATCAATGTGAGGTTATTTGGAAAGATGTTCTAAAACATCAAGAACAAATATGGTTCACATTCACCGATGGTACTGATAACTATCACAGTTGGCGATGGGGCGAATTTAGTGAAGCAAAACTATGGGGACATTTCCCAAGTTGGATGGCATACTCGTACAATCGTGGGCGTTCTTGGGACGAAAATGATTTAATAGTGAACACATATCGCTCAACCCCAATATTATGTGTCTTTAATATTGACTTGTTACCGTTTGAAGATAAAAACAGAGGCAGCACAAAACAAGACAACTTAGCAGATCCGAATTTATTGGAGCATTGGAGATGATTAATATTTACACCGTGAAGTGGGGACAGAAATACGGCCCTGAACATGTGAATAAAATTCATGAGCAGTGTAAGAAGTATATCAAAGAAGACTTTGATTTTTATTGTCTGACTGAACTACCACATAACTTGAATCCAGATATACTTGTGATACCTTTTCCAGAAGATAACTACTACGAGAAGTGGTGGAACAAGTTGCATCTTTTTGATCG